TGCCGCAGCAAGTAAAGCGGATGCCGTAGCACCTGCCGCCATTGCAGCCCTTAATACTGCCATAGCTGCCGCATGTGCCTTTGTCGCAGTTGCGGATGCTAACTCCGCAGCCTTTAACGCAATAACTTTTACAGTAAGTGCAGCTGTTTGTGCACCACATAATAATAATGTGGCTTTATAGGCAATAAAAGCAGTTGTAACACCTACTACCGCAGCCCTAACTGCTGGCATAGATGATGTAAATATTCCAACAAAACTTGTTACAACATTCTTGATAACACCAATAGTAACGCTTAACCCTGCAAACGCAGCTTTGATAGTAGCTATTGCCACTTGTGCAGCTGCAGCTACTACCTTGAATGAAAATGCTAATTCATTAAGTACACCGGCCAATAAATCAGAACTTGCCATTGAGCCGATTTGCTCCATTACTGGTTGAAAAGCGGTAATAAGATCATTCTGTAATTGAGTGCCAATATCTTGGAATGTCAAAGGAATTTCGGCGAACTTAGCATTTGTTTCTTCCGCACTATTAAATAATGCGTTCTTAATAATGTCCGCAGTAATTAAACCTTGAGAGCTCATTTCCTTTAATTGGCCTACAGTCAAGCCCATTTCACTTGCAATGGATTGTGCTAACATAGGAGCATTTTCCATAATGGAATGGAATTCGTCGCCTTGTAGCTTACCGGCTGCCATCGCTTGTGTTAACTGGTACATAGCGGATGAAGTTTCTTCAACACTAGCACCGGCAATCTTAAATTGCTTATTTAACTGTTCTACAAAATAGATAGCCTCATCATTAGAGTTGAAAGCGTCTTTTGCAAGCATATTCAACTTCGCAACACTATCAGCCATATCGAGGTAACTACCACGAGAACGATTGGCAGCTTGATATACCTTATCCATAATTTCCGCAGTACTTTGCGTACCGTCATTGATAAGGTTAATACGAGCACGTAACTGTGTTAGTTGGTCGGTGGTTTTAATTGCACTTACGGCCATGTCTTTTAACGCTCTGCCGGCTGCCTCAATACCAATCGCTGCACCTGCAAATGCAGCACCACTTTTAGCGGCGTTCATAAGGCCTGGAATTTCCACCCCAAAGACCTTTTGAGCCTTAGCCTTAACATTATCAAGGCTAGCCTCAATGCTTTTACCTAGCGACTGTTCGGCTTTCTTTGCCACACGATCAAGTGCCTGTTCAGCACTATTGGATGAGCCAACAATTTTGACATTTATTTGAGTATCGGCCATAGTTTTATAACTCACCTCCTGCCTGTCTGAATTCTTCCATGAATAACTTTTCTTCTGTTTTGCGTTTAGCTGCAGACATAGGGTGTAATTGTTTCATAATGTCTTCGACACGTAATTTTCTGTTGCCAGCGATATGTACGTTCGTCATTAGACACGCAAAATACGCTTGTCTGCGGTCCTCTATTTCTGTCCTTAACTCATAACCCTCGGCGAGTTTGTAATATTCCATAGGGCTCAAATTCATGAATTCCCACGGCTTTAAGTTAAGCGGACCATACGCCATACGCTCTGCCTTAGTTATCCAAATACTAAAAGAGGGGGCTGTATAGCCCCCCTCTAGTTTTTTGTGGCTGCCTCAGCCTCAACTTCGGAGTGTGCTTGCTCGTCAGCCTCTTCTGGGAATAATGCATAGTATGCAGCCTTACCAAATACACCACTACCAATAAGGGCTTGCACAATTAACTGCACAAGATCACTATATTGGACTGTACCCTCGTCAAAGAGTTCTTGTAGTTTGTCTTGATAGTAGATGTAATCACGCTTTTTGCCATGTTGTTTCATACCTACAACGAAAGCAGTAATAAGCTGATTAAATGTCATTGTGCCACTTTGCACGGCTTTAAAAATAGGTTCACCCCATAGCTGTTCCAATTCGGCAATACGACCAATGTTAAAAAAGATAGTTTCACCAGTAGCGAAAAGATCACAATTAATTTTTTTCATTTTGCACACTCCTTAATAAATTAGGCTTTTTTCAATTCAGACAATGGACCTACACCGTTCAAGCTGCCTTTATATGTAGCCACATCATCATGTGGAGTGTTCAAGGACAATTCTGTAACGGATGCAATACCAGTCATGTAAGATTTGTCAGGATATTCAAATTTAAGATGAACGTATTCGCCATCTAAAAACGCTTTTTCAAGCAATGTCAAACTTTCTTCGTTAGGCATGAGCAATGTTTCCAAGTCAATGGACCATTCTTTAAGACCTGCGATTGTAGACTTCCAACCGCCGGAACCTTTATGAGATGCGTCGATGCTATCTGCTTTACGAGATACATCACCGGAACGTTGACCGCCTAATAAAAGCCATTCTGCACCTGTAGTTTCGTCAGTGCCTACATTCAAATAAATAAGATAATTCTTGCCGGCAGTAGGCATTGCGGCTTGAGCCGGTTTATATAATTTTTTTGGTGTTGCAGCTGGTGCCATTAGAAAATACCTCCGTTAGTTTCTTCTTTTAAATCAATAAGGCGAACCATAAAGCGATATTGAGTACCTATTAAAGGCCGCACACTATCATGGTCGCCAGTTTTATTTGTGCATACTAAATCTATAATCTGATAGCCATTAGACTGCAATATGCATGCCTCTTCGTCTAATTCACCACATCGTTTGCGTAGATCATTAATGATTGCCTCGAACTTATCCTCGAAATTAGCAATAACTTCGTAACCGACTTCCAAATCTGGGTTGTCGTTACGTCCCCAAACCTCGATATATAGTTCTTGTTGCAATTCAGACTGAATGGAGTTATCGCCCCTTGTAGTTTCCCCACGAATAACCATGATAACGCCATTCTCGTCAATCTTTGCTGCTTGTGGTCGCATAGCACCTAGCATAACATTAAATGCAGCACCGCTATTCTCGATAGTAGATTTAATATGTTGCATTAATTCTAGCCACATATTACCCCCTGTATATTTCAACTGTACGATAACGAGCATATTTTTTCGCATCGCCTGTTAAATCTTCCGGAGTTATCTGCTTTTCTAAAATTTTAATGCGTTCATCAAGATATAATAATTTCTTGCTATAGAAATCATCTGTCGAACCGTCCCTAGTGTAAGCACCTGGCAACGCATACGCTTTGTCAAAGCATACAAAACGATATGTATATAGTTGTACAAGCTCATCTGCTAGATAGCCCCTAATCACATCATTCTGTGGAACCCCTAACCGCTTAGCGAATGCGTATAAACCTTGCTCGGCACGTTCGACATGTTGTGGCAGTACCTCTTTGCCTAATAGCTCATCGGTGAACTGCATTTCCGTGTAGTCGTATAACATTGAGCCCCCTATAATCGAATTTTAATTTCATGGTCTGCCTTTCCAAGCCAATCGCTGCCGCTTATATCTTCAAGTGCCATGTTCGTAGCCTTTGCGAATGTAGCATATACATCGCCACGTTTACGATTAATAGCGTCATATAGGAATGGATCAGATTTAGTGCCTGGATGGTGAACCACTTTCGAAAATATAAAACCATTACCGGCCATAGGTGCCCATCGCAAAACGCTTTTTGTCTTAGGACGAATAATATGAGGTCGTGTACCCTCATGGACAAACACCCCATAAGGTGCAGCCTTATCATCAAGATATACAACCCCTACATTATTGCCATTATCAAAGTCGAACCGTGTATCAATAGCACGTTCTAACTGAGATGTCCTAGATGTAAAGTTATGTCTTGCTTGTGCCTCATCTTGCACCATAAAGGTGCTCGATTTAACGGCCTGTCTCAACCGTCGCTCGAACACCTCAGCAGGTAACATGATTACGCCTCAGCTTTCTTACGGCCACCACGTTTTGGCTTTTCTTCTGTGTCCTCAGTATCGTCAGTTGGTTCTGTTTCCAACTCCTCAACTGCAAAGCCCTCGGACTGTAAACGCTCAATATCGTATTCAGTTTCTACGTATTGAACTTCATTCATGCGTACAAGTCTTGTCATTTAAAACACCCCTTAATTATGCACCAGTATTAACACGAATTGCGGCAAAGCGGTTTTTAGGGATCCATAAATCATGATATTTACGATAGTCGATTTTCCATGCGTCTGCCTTTTGGTTAATGTCAGGAGTGAATACACGTACTTTGTCTGTTTTAGATACTGCAATAGGTGCACGTTGAGGCATAATGATCCAGTTAATATCTTTTGCAGATGTATCAGCTTTAAAACCACCTGCTTGTTGGTTTGCAGTTTTACCGTCATTGAATACGTAAGCAGTTTTCATGCGTGCAGATGGAACACCAAGGATAGGAATGTCATTGAAAGATTTAACAGTTGTATTGATAGATCCATTTTTGAATTCGGCAACATTCAAATAACGATTGAATTTATCTGCGTTATTCAAGATAGTACGCAATTTGGTGGACATAACAACAATTAAGCCCTCGTCCTCGCCTACAACGTCTTGAATTTCTGTAATTTCAGCCTCTAACTTTTCCAAGATAGTGGCAACTGCCGGAGTAAAACCAGTAGTAACCTTATTTTCTGCAGTTGCTAACGCAGCAATTTTAGAATAACGATAGGAGTCAATTTCCGGAATAACTTGTGTGCGTTGGAATTCGCCCATTACAGTACCGGCAGTTGCAACGAAGTTAGTTTCGTTAACGTCCATAGAGTCAAGTTGGAATGTACGACCACGGTCTTGAGTCATTTTGTAAGGGTTAAATTTCAAAGTAACGGAACCTTGGTTGAACCCCTCATCACGGTCGTACTTTGCAAGACCTTGCATGCTAATTTCAGGAATATGTACAGTATCGCCACCGTCATATTTGACTTGGCCTGCGTTAGCCTCCATAAAAGCGGAAGTTGCACTTGCCAACATTTGAGCGTCAAGTACAGTTTGGAACTGTTGAGAATATTGAAGTGTGTTAATCGCCATTGTTAATGACCTCCATAATTAAATAATTAAAGTTTTACACCTGCTGCTGCTGCGAATTCATTCAAGACGTTATCGCCACCGCTACCTGTGCCACCTTGTCCGCTACCAGTATTGCCAGTAGCTTTGACTGCCCAAGTTTTACCCTGTAGCCATTCGTTGGTACGGTCTTGGATAGTTCCGACTGTGCCGTCCTCTTTTAAATAGCCATAAGTGCCATCGTCTTGTACTTTGATGTCATTGGCAACCAATCTTGCAAACTCTTGCGGATCTACCGCATTTGCCTTAGTAAAGGCGTCAAGTGTTTGTGCCATAATCTCAGATTGAATACGCTTTGCCTCAGCCTCTTTTGCCTTAGTTTCAGCAAGCTCGAACTTTTCACTCATAGCTTTTAGTTGCTTTTCAAGTGTTTTATACTCTGGAGAATTAGCACCAGTATTGGCCCCTGCCTCCTGTTCTAATTCGGTAACACGATTGGTTAACGTATCACGTTCACCGGTTAAATCCGTGATTTGTTGTTGTAGCTTTTCACGTGTTGTCTTAGCCTCATTATTAAGGCGAGACGTCTCCCCCTTAATAGCCGAGATAAGTTCTTGACCGTTCTCCAAACTTTCGAGTGCTTGATAAACTTCTGCGATGTTCATGTTGTAACCTCCGTATATAACATGAGAAAAATATATGTAATAGGCCTCCGCCTAATTACACCAATATAAAAAGTGCCATACTATCACACATAATATGGCACTTCATAACAATATTTATTTTGGTTTTCTAGCCTCATAGACTTCTGACGTCCACCCTCTAGCCGTATCTTGCCAGTTAGCTTTGCCAGTTAATACCTGTTCACGACCATTCACGCCGAGCAACACTTCTTGATGTTGCTTAGATAAAGATTTGATATATTCTAGCCCTGACTGTTCAAGATCATTATGTCTTTTATTAATGTCAATATCTAACTCAGTCATTGGCTTAATATGACACATACAATGCGGATGTGCAGGTAGTTGAGGGAATTTGTCCTTTGGATAAACCCCTTTGCCAAGCCCATATAAATCTGCATTTGCATAGAAATCACAAATATCGTATCGAGGATGATTAGCGGATAACTTCCATTGAAAAGCGACTATATCAACATCGTCAATATATCTACTCATCTGACCGTCAGTATAAGCCCTTGCATTTTCAGTTCGTGCTATACGCTCAGCATGATAACGAGCCTTTTCTTGTGTAGCTGTATAGATAGCTTTCTGCAATCTAACTTCGTTGCCATCATCAACGGCTGCAGCTACTTCATTATATGCAGCCCTAACATAGGGAGTATCGAGCCTTGCTATTTTCCCTTTAACACTACGCAGCAATTCACGTTGCTTACGCTTAGCCTCCGGAGTAGCCTCACCACTTATATTTATATCGGATAGCTTGCGTAGGAACTTCGGTATGCTAGCCTCTGGGATAATACCCCCCTTACCATAGCCATCGAAGATTGACTTTGCTAACCCCTTTACAGTTTTATTTGTCTTTAACGCTTGCTTGATAGTGTCAGCCACTTCATTACGTATAGTGCTAGACCGTCTATATAAACGTTTAGAGAGTGTAAGATCATCACTCGCCCAACTTTCAGACATAGCCTCTGAAATACTTTTGCCTGAGTATGGAACCCTACCACCGTACCCTGCCACAAAACTGTTTACTAAATCTGCTCGCAAGGTAGCTTTCATCATATCCATTACAGGATATTTTGCATATGCCTTTCTAACGGCCTCATTAGGTTTAAGCCCTAGCGATAACTGTGCTTTGACTTCTTGCTCAAAACTATCTATCGCCTTGTTTATCTCTCGTTGCGTTCTCATTATCTGCACCGTCCTCTACTTCATCATTATTATTATGATATGTTTCGTCTTGCTCTTGCCTTTGAACGCTTTCTTCAATTTCGGCAACAATTTCATCGAATGTTTCAGGCTCAATGTTTGGCATGTAACTGTCCAATACCTTTTTACCTGTTTCAACTTTAAGAGTGTTACTGCCTAGGCCAAGATCTAACACGGCCTGAGATTGTGCAAGGCTATCTGTAATATCATTAATTTTGAATTCACGAGGATAGTCGCATTTGTAATCGACATTCATATTCGTCCATAATTCAAACAATTCAATGATGTCCTTTTCCGCACTTTCACATTGTACGGAGAAATCTGCCAAGCGTTGGTTTGTACGTTCAAAGTCCCATTGCTTAGCCACACCACTTTTGGCCTCTTGTACACCTATTACTGAATTGATTCCGGATAGGCGATACATATCATCGACGAGCATTTTAATAACGCTCATGATAATCTCTGCTGGCCCTCTATCTGGTGCAATATAAGCTGGTGCATGACTACTTTCTGCCGGATACAATAACACATTATTTGTACCTATTGTAATATCGTCAGCCCCTTGCCCATTGTCAGGTAATGTCAATGTACTAAAAGTCTGCATATTAAGTATTTGAGTTAATAGCGAGCATAGATGATATACTTGATGATTTGTTCTAGCGATAGCTAAGTATTCCGGTGGAGGTAGAATATCAATCTTACGAGATGAACGACCAAACCATTGAACAATAGGAACTCTGCCAAGATTATGCTCACCAGTAGCAATGACTTTTTGCTCATCATTCTTTAATGTCCAAGATGTTCGTGTCCATTCATGGTACTGGGTTTTGGTTTTTCCCTCATCGTCAAAGACTGTCGTTCTATACGCAAAAAATTCAAGTTCGCCAATATCATTTGTACGCCAACTATATATGCATTTTGGCTCAATAGCGACTAAATAAGGCAGTTGCCTATTATTTACTTGGTCGGCTACTGTTTCCCCTATCTCAGATACATTATCGACCAATACATACATAACGCCATACATTTTGGCTTGCGTAGAGTTGTAACGCATAAATTCTTGCAACGTAGTACCTAATCGGTCTACATCATTAAGGAATTTTTCGAACAATTCACTTTCATTGTAATCACGAGAAATAGTGTCTTTGAATATCGGATCTACACACGCATTAATAATAGGTGCGGTATGATTTAGATAGTAAGATAATTGTTGTCTAAAAGTATAATTCGCAGGACTTTCCCTAGGGTGCTTTTGTAATGCACCACCAGCTGCGAACATACCTGTACCATAATAAGCATCATGCAGCAACTCATATTCGCCATCACGAGCATTGGTTAATATAGCCATGTAATAAGCCTCCTAATAAATATTAATTCTTGTTGCTTTGTAATCTGGTGCCGTTAATTTCTCAGCGACGCCAGTTAATGCATCCGGAGCATCGTCGTGTTCGTTCTTGCCCTCACGTTGATAACGTGTGATAGCTTTATAAAATTCAGGCCATCTGTCAGCCCAATTTTTAGGGAAGTAAATATGCTCCATAACCCAAGTCGCATTGGATAATATGCGAGCCTCCTTATTCTTAGATTGGTGGAACGATACAACCTTTGTATAATTGCTGTTGTATTCTTCCTTTAATATCCTTGTTACCTGTCGAGCAAAGCCACGGCCACCGTTATTGCTTTCAAAATCTGCAATGTTAACACAGTTACGATATAGCATTTCTGCTACGGCAGGCTCCGTATATTCCATGCTAGCTTTTGAGAATACTACATCGAGTATATAAGCCTCTTTGTCATATATTCCGTAAGTGATACTTGCTAACCAGTCTTCGCCAGTATCAGCAGTATCGGTATAGTTCTTTATCTGAGTAAATAAAGGACTACCGTCAGCACCAGTAGGAATATGTTCATACGTTTTAAGATTTGAATATAGGCAACCTTTTAAGTCGATTGGTATTTGCTGATAGTTAGCACTTGCGATGTCTTCCCCCATCGCTCTGCACTTTTCTTTGTAGCTTTCATACGACAACACATCATCGCATAGCATAGTGCCATCGTCTTGCAAGGCTTTCATAGTAATAACCTTTGCTTTATCTCCAAAGTGTTCGATTGCCCTACCGGCTAGATCATCAGACGCCCAACGAGTCATGATGATTATTATCTTGCCGCCCTCTTCAAGTCGAGAAAGCATAGTGTTCGTAAACCAGTCCCAGTGCTTGGCCTTAGTATTTTCGTTGTAAGCCTCTTCTGCGTTCTTGATAATATCATCGATGATTAAGATAGTAGCACCAAAACCTGTAGCAGTACCGCTTGGAGACGTAGCCAAGTAACTGTTATAGCCACCCTCTAGCGACCACATATCCATAGAGGCATCGCCACGTTTAATACGTACATTAGGGAATATGTCAGTATATACAACCCTGTTTTCGTCTGCCTTTACTTCTTGAATATCATTACGAACATTCTTCGCAAAGGTAGTTGATAGAGTTGTATTATACGAACCAGTCATAATCTTTTCTACTGGGTTTTTGCCTAATATCCATTTGACTGCCATCTGAGCTGTACGGCTTTTGCCATGTCGAGGTGGCATGTTCATGATTAAGACTTTAGCGTCTGGATCTTCGTAGAACTCTTGCAACGTATTGCACAATTCTACAAGGTAATCTCTATCTTTCCTGTAAAAGTCCGGAGCCTGTAGGTGGCAATAATAAAAAAACTCACGCCTTGCTAATTCATATTTGAATTGCTGCATGAGTTCCGGTGTGAGTTTCATGTCCTCACCCCTCTTTGTCTATTAGCTTTTTGAGTTCCTCAGTTGTAACACCCTCCAAAGGGTTATTCTGAATAGTTGTACTGAGTTCCATTTCAGATTTGTCAGTCTGTCCAAGAAATTGTTTGCCTAAAAATATTGCCATCGCTGCAGATCTATCTGCCAATTTCCATTGCTTACGTCTGAGGCTAATCTTGCCTGCACTTCGTTTTTCACGAAAAACGTCGGAGAAAGTCTTGCCATATGTTCTTTTGCACCATGCATTAAGTGTCTTATCGCTAACACCTAGAACGAGTGTTATTTCTTCCTGTGTAGCTTGTATTTGACACATGGCCTCGAACTGCTCCTGCTTAATAGCTTTCTTAGGTCGCCCCATTTTAGCCATACGCTAGCCCCCTTTCTTGTACTTTTGAGATAATATCTTAGGAGTGCAACACTCCCATTTGACTTGATGATGCATACGCATATGTTTATCACCCATCGCAGCAACTTTTACGCAAGATGGAGAATACATGACAGAATAAAAAGACTTAACAAACGTACCGCTGTCTAGGTAAATTTCTGTTAAGCCCCCTTTGTTTTTCTGTGTCTGCCCTTGATTTAACATGAATAACATAGTTGTAAATATCAAATGTCCAGTTTCGCCATATCGTACATACATGGTTGTATCTTCATTGATACGACCAAAGAATTGATAGGGCTTATCTGTCCTACAGAAAAAGCTGTTCATCGCTTTACGCAGTAATTTCTTTTTGAAGTTTCCATTATCAACGCCACCAATGAAGTCGCCACCTTGTGCAAGTGCTACAGTTAACGCCCCTGTATCATCAAGGAATTTATTCATACATTCGAACACATCATCAAGTCGTTTTGTTTTACACGACAATAACTTGCCGTCCTTTTCAAACCTGTGAGCGAATAGGTTGTAATCATCGTCCAATACAAGAAAATGTGTAAGTCCTAATTCCGCAGCTATAGTGTGGCAGTAGTTACGTGCGTATATTACGCCTTTCAATTTAGGTTCCAAGTCCGCCGGATCAACAAATACTGATGCAGCTTTCTTGCTAAATACTTTTACAACTTCTGTTCCGTATTTATCAATATAGGACTGCTGCATGTCGTCCTCATCGTCAACAACGATGTAGATTTTGCCTGTATATCCTTGATTAATCAAAGTCTGATACGTCTTAACATTTCCGGCTCGCCCATGGCTTAAAATAAATACCGCAAAATTTCTCATTTTTTCCACCTACATGACAAGATCATAGGATAATAATTGCCTTTATTATTTTTCACTAACTCGCCTGATTTTGACATTATTCGAATACTAGCCGGTGCATATATCAACGTCCCAAAATACCTATAATAAGTATTTTCTTCTGCATAGTGGCCCTCGTTACCGCCTTTATTCCTACCCTTAACAATAGCATCGACCATAATAAAAGGTATGCTAACCACTAAATTGCCTACGCTATTATTGAGTATAGATGCTATTAAATCTTCTTGACACTCACTAGCATATTGAATAGGAGTTTCTGCTCTGTATAAAGCAATATTCACGGCCATATAATCAAACCCACGTTTATATATAGCTGCATTGGTTCCACCTATAAAAGTATTGTTAGTGCCAAAACCAATGCAAGATAAATGAGTGTTTGTGTTCATAAAGTCGATACAACTTAAAAAGCAATCATTTATATTTTTAACTGGATATGCTTTTAGTTTCTCATCTTCATTCACACGATGATGTAGCGATTTTATATCATCGTCAGCTACCACGAAATATTGATAGCCTTTCGTTTTGGCAAAGTGAATTGCTGCATTTCTAGCATATACTGCATGTATTCCAGTAGGCTTTTGAACACCACCGTCGCAAAGATCCATATATTTCTGCTTATCAAATATTAGGACATTATCTTTGTAATTAGCGATATACTCTTGCAACGTTTCATCGAGATTATCACAAACTATAAAAATATCCGCACTAGAAATGCCACTAGATATGAATAAGTTATATGTTAGCTGTTCATTAGGTCTGCCATGAGAAATAATAAAATAACCTATGTTATTCGTTTTCCTCATTCAAAATCGCCTCCAAGCTACTCGATAATTGCACATATCCATTTTTGATTGCATCGTCATAGTCAATAATAACTAATGCAGAACGCTCCATAAGTTCTTGCATTTCTTCGCTAGCATTAGCATAATATTCTGCAATTCGCTTATAGTTGAACTGATTATGACGTTGTGCAGCCTTACGCAAGAAATCTTTTTCTTTTTCAGTAACGTTGCTATCCTCAATTTCCATTAATAGAGATTGTGTTTTATCATCATCAAGGCAATTTTCTAATAATACAACTTCCCCAGTTGGTTCATATTGAGGAATATTAATATCAGTTGTATACGTATCATCTGGCTCGTTTATTTCCTCTTCTTCGTCAAGAAAACCAAACTCTGCCATATCGACCGCCAAAATTCCTTGCAATTCTTCAAGTAATGCGTCTTGGTCCCATTCAGCGAACTCGCTTACTTTATTATCGGCCAATCTAAAAGCCTTTACTTGTTGGTCGCTTAGATCATCAGCAATAATGCAAGGTACTTTGGTTAGTTTTAATTCTTTTGCAGCACGATAACGTGTATGCCCTGCAATAATAATGCCGTCCTTATCAATTACGATAGGAACTTTAAAACCGAACTCACGAATAGAATTAGCTACAGGCTTTACGGCTACATCATTTTTACGAGGGTTATTTTCATACGGCTTAATATCGTTTATATTCTTTTCGACTATATTCATTTTAGTACACTCCTTTTGCTACTCTTATAACGATTGTGTTCCTTTTTCATTACGCACCCCTCATATCGACTTGCATTACTAGACGTAAAAAAAGCACGACAATATTTATCTATGACGATAAAGTTTGCCATGCACTTGCCTTTCCTGTTATTAAGGCACTGTAATGCCTTACATTTTATTGTTGTCATTTTGTGCCCCTCATTACATAACAAAAAAAGCTCAGACATACAGGGAGAGAAATCCGTACGTCTGAGCCTTTTTCGTAGGTAGTTAAATGTTCAGTATATGCGTGTCGTCGAAAAGAGTGATTTGAAATGCCTAGGAGAATGAACATTTTTCGACACTAATAGTTTACTATATGTAAACTGAAAAGTAAATGAAATGTTTTTGCAAGTTCATATTAAGCTGCTTGAACTCCCCAAAGTAGTATACTTACGTCCTTTTCTGCCCTTTCAAGGTAGTTGTAAACAGTTCTTTCAGAAACGTTTTTTGAAATAGCTATATCTTCGACAGGTACAGAATTAACATAAAAATCGATTAAAATCTCGAAATATGGCACTTCCCTATGCTCGCATTGAGTTTTATATACTGCCAACATAGCATCGATATGTTCTATGATTAACTCCGTACGCCTTTTACTAGCTGCTATCGCCTCAACCCTTAACAGTCCTCGGCGGTTAAAGACTTCATTGAGTACTATTTGTAGATCACTAGGAACGCTATTCTCTACGCTAGCGACTGCATGCTCGCAGTGTTCTTTCAGTTCCTTGTAGCCTTTCAAAAGTCTTTTAGTGTTCTTTCGAGCCTTTTCTCGTTCCTGCTCACACTTGTCAGCCTCCATTTGTTTATATTTTTCAATGGCTGCCTCACTAGCAATTTTTATTATTTCCTCAATTGTGAGGTTCCGAGTTTCTTCCATTTGTCATCTACCTTTATATAAAACGTAACCACATTTTTATTTTGTTTAAAGTCTTGATGGTATGTAGCACTATCAACCTTGTAATGGTTGCCGTTCTCCATATCAACTATATCAAGCACATCATTCTCGCCCATATTTCCGATAATATAGCCGAATGATTTTTTATCCATATTAACACCCCTTATTCATTAGTACTACCAAAACCACCAGTACGTTTTGCAGTTGCATTATCACGGCTTGTAACACGATAAGGCATAAATACAAGCTGAGCCAAGTTATCGCCTGCCTTATATTCAAACGGTGTAGTGCCAATATTTCTGATAGGTATCATGATATGGCCCTCGTTAGTTTCATTGTTGTAATAATCAGCATCGATAATGCCAGTGCCATTGGCTAGCATTACACTATTTTTAATGCCTACACTAGAACGCAAGTGCAGTTGTAGGTATTCATCTGGGTTAATTTTACACTTAACACCAGTTTCTAGGAGTTTCACTTCGCCTGGCTTTACACTGCCAGAATGATAACATGCAAGATCATAGCCGGCAGAAAATTCTGTTTTACGTGTAGGCATAATTGCGTCATGATAACCTGTTACTTGTTCGAATTCATTTTCGTTTTTATTCATTTGTCTACCCCATTCATTTTTAATTGTTTCCATACAGTACTTGTTGAGCGGTTAACCCTTAATGCAAT